TACCTACATTGTTATAGATTGACTGCTAAATTTTGGTTTGGAGCTAATAGTTTAGACGAAAATCACTGGGTTGTAGATTTTGGTAATCTAGGTCATCTTAAAAAAATTCTAAGAGAGCAATTTGATCATACAACATGTATTGCAGCAGACGATCCTGCGTTACCTATTTTTGAAGAACTTCGAAAAGCTGATGCATGTGATTTGAGAGTTATGTCTAAAGGTACTGGTATTGAGCGTATTGCTGAATATTGTCATGATGTTTCAGATGAAATTATAAAAGAACAAACTGAAGGTAGATGCTGGGTAGATAAAGTTGAAGTTTTTGAACATGAAAACAATTCTGCGATTTATACAGAGAATATGATTACTACGATGAGATTTGCTGATCCGGAAGGTGGTTACCAAAATGGGTAAAGGAAGTAAAAGACGAAAAGGAGAAAATACAAATAGTATTGTTACTAATTGGGATGAAATTGACTGGAACCATACGCTAAAGGCGATGGCCCGGTATTTAAAATCTACTAAAAAGAAAGATGATCGAAAAAGAATCAACGATAATGAAAGCTGACGGAACTGAGACGATATACTTATCCGACGATAAGATATTTTATACAATTGAAGGAGAAGGAGAATTTATAGGTTATCCCTCTGTCTTTATGCGACTATCAATGTGTAATTTAACTTGCAAGGGATTCGCTTCTGCTGATTCTCCTCATGGCTGTGATAGTTATATATCTTGGAGTGTAAAAAATAAACTTACATTAAAGGAGATCTTTGATTTTTTTGCAAGTAGTGGTTATAAAGATCATTTATACAACGGTGCTATATTAAAAATAACTGGAGGAGAACCTTTAGTACAACAAAAAGCTCTATTAAAATTTTTAGAGTATATGGAGGTTGAATGGGGCTGGATTCCAAGGATAGATTTTGAAACTAATGCAACTATTATGCCTGATAAAGAATGGACAAGAGTAGGTGCTACGTTTACTACTTCTCCTAAAATGAGTAATAATGGAGATCCAGAAGATAGACGCTATAAGCGTAATGTTTTAGATTGGCATTCTATAAATGGGTCTGGTTTTAAGTTTGTTATTGATAAAGAGTCCGATATCGATGAGGTTTTCGGTAAATTTATTACACCGTTTGATATTCCTACGGGTAGGGTATGGTTAATGCCATGCTGTGGTAGTAGGGAAGAGCATATAGAAAAGGCTCCTATGGTTGCTGAGCTAGCTAAGAAGTATAGATTTAACTTTAGTCCTCGGTTACATTTATTAGTATGGGATATGGCTTTAAAAGTGTAATTAACTAAATATTAGATAATATGAGAATTGCAATTAGTGGGACAGCATGTCAAGGAAAAACTACTTTAATTAAAGATTTTTTAGAGCAATGGCCTAGTTACAGTACACCTAAAAAAACTTATAGAGATATTATTAAAGAAACTAGTCTTGATGATTCTTCTAATATTAATAAAAAAGTTCAAAAAAATATTTTGGATTTTATGATTAAAGAGCAAAAGAAATATCGTAGGTCTGATAATGTGATTTTTGATAGATGTCCATTAGACAATCTTGTATATAGTATGTGGGCGACAGAACAATCTGAATTAGATATTGACGAAAAGTTTGTTGAAAAGTGTATACCTCAGGTGAGAAAAAGTTTCTCTAATTTAGATATTATATTTTTTACTCCTATAACTAAGGTGGCGCCAGCTGAAATTGAAGAAGATGACTTACATGATACAGACTCTAAGGTTATAGAGGAGCTTGATAATATTTTTAAAGCTATGCATCGAGAGTATATGGATAATGATGCTAGTGTTTTTTTTATTAAAGATGATAAGCCGGGAATTATAGAAGTATTTGGTAATAGACGAGAACGTATACAGATACTTAAACTTTATATTGATGCAGAAGGAGATATGCATTCAGGAGGTGATCTTCTTGATGAAGATATGTTAGCTGATATGAAAGCATTAAGTGGGGTATGGAACGATGTAGATCCTACAGAACATTCTCATATACAGAAATCTATAGAAGAGCAAAATAAGAAAGATCGGATGAATAAATAATTATATGACGGATTATGATAAATTATGTGAACGATATATGACTAGACAAGTACGTTCCTTTTATCCTCGTAAATTTGAATTATCAAAAGAGTTTATTGATGCGTTTAAATTAGAATATTCTAGATTAACTGAAAGCGGTCAAAATCGAAAGACATTATTAGAGAGAATTCGTAAGGCTTTAAGTTTCCATCTTTAAATTTCGTAATACTTTTACGATGTGTTTTAATATTTCAGATCTCACAATATCTAATTCATTAAATCTAAATGTATATATACCGTGTTCATAGGATTCTTTTTTATCAAATACATTCGTGATAGTTTTAAATCCAGTCTTACTTCCTATATCACTTTGCTGAGTGTCACCAGTAACTATATATTTTGTATTTTCGCCAAATCTTGTTAAAATCGTAGTTAACTCTACTGGTGTTAAATTTTGCGCTTCGTCAACAATAACACATGCATTATTGAACGTTAGTCCTCGTACATAATTAACAGGAACACATTTAATATATTCTTCGGTTATTAAATTAGAAGACATAGATTTATCTAAAAACTCATTTAATTTTTCAAACAGTGGAAAACACCATGGTAAAAACTTTTCATCAACCTCACCCGGGAGAGATCCCATGCTTTTTGAAGCAGATTCCACAATGCTTCTTATATAGATAATTTCTTGTACTTTTCGTGTACGTAATAATTGTAAAGCAACATATACTGATAAATATGTTTTTGCAGAACCTGCTGGTCCATCAACAAGTACCATCTTACATTCATCTTTAAAACAATTTTCAAGAAATTGTTCGTGAACAGGTGTTATGTCATATTTTTGTGTAACATTAAAATTTAGAAATGTATTTTTTTCAATACTCTCTTTAATTTCTTTATTATTAACTACTGTTTTTCTACTAACTCGTCTGCCACTTAGCGCAGTCTTTTTAGTTGAGTTAGAAACCGACGATAATCGTCCTTTTCTAGCCATATCTTTAATTATTTATTGCATTTCATACAAATTAAAATCAATAATTAAGCACTTATTGATATTAAAAATAAAATGAATATATTAAAACCTACTGAAGATTTCTTTTTTAATGGGTACTCTACACTTTCTCTCAAAGATTCTCCCGTACAGAAGAAATTTTTAAACGCAATTGAAAAAGCTAAAGAAAACGAATTCGATCAAGAAAAGTTTTCCTGGAAGACAAAATATCCTGGTACAGAAGATTTTAGAGAGAGTATTTTTGACTATGACCCGTGTTTTATAGACATATTATTTGATAATAACATACCAGAACTAATCGAGAAATGTATTAATTATAAAAGAGTAACATTATCTCATATACAACTAAGAAGAGCCTACCCTGGTAATAGTTATATGGATTGGCATAGAGATAGCTATATAGACAACGGTAAACAAATCGGTATGTTTCCACCTAGCATTAAAATTATTTTTTATCCACATTATTCAAAAGATGAGGACTGCTTAAAGATTATACCTGGAACTCACATTAGATTTTTCGAAGACAGGAAAATTGATCTTGAAATTAACACTAAATTCCCGCAAAAAATCATCAAATCATCAGATCACAATATGACGCTTTTTGACACCTCTATTTGGCATAGCGCGATCAACGGAAATGACCCAAAAGGATCACTTAGATTAGTTTATAACTTTTCAAACAAAAAACAATATTTAGAAAATTTCGCGGAGAAACCCATTCATGAAAGAATAAACAGTTACTATGAGCAAAAACTCCAAGAAAAAAATTAAAACATGTTTTATTGGTTTAGGTAAGAGAGCTAGGACGTTCTATATACCAATATTGCAAAAACTTAATGAAGAATTTGAACTCACTGGCTTTACAAAAAAGACTAACCTTCGTGCAAAAGAAATAGAACAGCAATATAACATTCGTTTTTTTAATTCGATTAGATCTATGGTAGAAAATAACCCTTCAGAATTAATAATCGTCTGTGTACCGTCTACCGAAGTACCTAAAGTTGTTAATGAGCTCCAAAATGTCAATGCTACTATTTTTATTGACACTCCAGTATACTGGGATGTTAATCAAACAAGTAAATTAAACATTTTAGCATCAGAGCAATGGCCATTTTTGCCTATAGAACAGTTTAAAAAGTTATTAATTGATAGTGGAGAACTCGGTGATGTATTTTATTCAGAGAATGACAGCAGAACTTTCGAATATCATGGAATAGCACAATTAAGAAACTATTTTCATTCTAAAAAACAAATATCTAAAATTACAGGTTCAATGTTATTTAGACCTGAGGAACAATGGAATTTTGGAGTAGTTCGATATTCAGATAATACTGGATTTTTGTATAAATTTAGCTATTTCACTAAAAAGTCTAGTTTTAGAACACATCAAGCATTAAAAATATATTGCACAAAAGGCAGTATTATTTCTGGCTGCTTACATGAAAAAGGGAATGACTATGAAATTTTTAAAATCTCTAAAGCTGTTAATGATAACGCAGAACATTGTAACGCTATAGTCAAAAGAAGTGAAAAAACTATAACAAACAAAGACACTTCGTACCATAGTGGTACAAACTACTATGAAATAGAGAGTATATCTTGTGAGTTTAGCAACGACAAAAAAATAATTTGGCAAAACCCGTTTTTAGGAAAAGGATTTAATGATCAAGAAATAGCGATAGCCACATTACTTACTAACGCTAGAAATGTTTCTCAAGGAACAAGCGAAGCTCTCTACCCAGCTTACAAATCATATCAAGATTACGTAATTATGAACCATATACGACAGTCATCACAATGAAAACAACACCTAATTTAGATTTTATAGTAAAAAAACATCATTTAAATGATACTGGATTAACAAGACATTATTTAACTTTATATTCTATAGTTTTAGGAATGGAATCAAAAAATGTATTTGAATTTGGCGCTGGTTTCTCAACTCAAGTAATAGTAGAAGCGCTAAAATTAACTAATGGTAAATTAACCAGTGTAGATATGAGACCTTTATTTACACGAGAAGATATACCCAGTGATTTTTTAGATAATAATAAGGATGTATGGTCTTTTAATGAAGGTAATTCGTTAAACGTTGTACCTACTTTAGATCATAGTGAGTGCTACGATGTTGTATTGCACGACGGCTCTCATACAGGTACCGAAGTTACTCAAGATTTAAACAATATAGCTCCGTATGTTAAAAGCGGTGGTTTAGTTTTAATACATGATACAGCTCATTATGACTTAGGTCCTGAAATGAGACAAGGATTATTAAATAGTGATTTAATTAAAAACTATAAACATGATGGATCGACGCTACCGTATGGTTATGGTTTAACTATTGTTAAAATCCTTCGTAATCATAATAATAATAAATCAGTTAATATTACATGGAGAAAAATGTAATATGGGTTTAGGAGGTCATTTAATGTGGACAGCCGTCGCCGCGGCAATAAAAAAGGAAAAAAACGTACCGGTTTTACCGATAGATGATTCTCGTACGGTAATAAATAGTGAAATATTTATTAATAATTCAAACTTCACAACTAATAAGAATAATGATCATTTTTGTATAAATTTATCTAATCCAGCATTAATTTATTTGGAAGAACATGGCTCTAGAGTTAGGTTTAAGACTAACGAACATGTAATTACATTTTGTTGTAAACAATTAGGTATAAAAAATTATAAATTAAAGTGTGAACTATTTTTAACTGAAGCTGAGGAAACTCAGGCACAAAAAGTTGTTCAAACTTTACCAACAAAATACATATGTATTGAGCCTTATTCAAAAATGAGCTGGTCGCAAGGGAAAGTATACCCTTTTACAAAATGGCAAAACATAATTAACACTCTAAAAGATAAAGTTTCTTTTGTTCAGGTCGGATCAGGAGGTCAACCGGCCTTAGAAAATGTAATAGATTTAAGTGGTAAGCTTTCTTTTAGAGAATGTTCGTACGTACTCAAGAAGTCGTCTTTACTTTTAGCTTCAGAAGGCGGTATTGTTCATCTAGCTAACGCAGCTAACACTAAATCTGTTGTAATTTTTACAAGCTTTCACTCTCATCCTTCTGTTTTTCATTATCCAGATAATATTATAGTTGATATCTCTCTCTACCGAGACGAGATTGGCGGTTATAAAAATCATCCACTTTTAAAACAAGAGCGTGATATACACAATGAGAATGAAATAATACATTTTATAAATGAAAATATATATAGCTTTTGATTTTATTGATGGTCCCTCTGGCGGAGGAAATCAATTTTTAAAAAATTTACATGATGAATTCTTTAAAAAGGATGTATATTGCAATGATCCGGGACAAGCAGATGTTATTCTTTTTAACGGTCATCACAACCCGAATGAAATAGGAAGGCTAAAAAATAAATTCTCAAATAAGTTTTTCGTACATAGGATTGATGGTGTATATAAATTATATAATAGGCTCACCGATATTCGACAAGATATATCTTTTAAAATGAATGAAGCTTTCTCTGATGCGACTGTATTTCAATCTAAATGGGCGTATACCGAACTTATAAAACAAGGATTAAACTTACAAAATAAACCTAATAGAGTAATATCAAATGCAGCAGATAATAAAGTCTTTTTTTCATGTCCTTCATATTTAACACGTGAACATTCTGATAAAATAAACATTGTTTCTACCGGATGGTCAGATAATCCTAATAAAGGTACTTCTTTTTATAATTATTTGGATAGTCATTTAGACTTTAGTAAGTATACTTTAACTTTTATAGGCAATTCTCCCACTAAATTTAAAAATGCAAAATCTATTCTACCACTTAATAGAGAAGACTTAGCTAATGAATTAAGGTCAAAGGATATATTCTTTTTCCCGTCAAAATATGAGTGTTGTTCGAATTCTCTTATAGAAGGAATAAGCTGTGGTCTTATTGCTATAGCTTTGAATAGTGGTGGTAACATAGAGATTATTAATAGATGTAGTGCAGGTGTTTTATTTGATAATAAGGAAGATTTAATTTGCAAAATTCAAGAAATAAGTTATAATATAAAAGAGCGAAGAGAAAGAATAACACCCCCGGTTCTTGATATTATATCTAATCAATATATTAATTTTTTTAAACGATGCATAGAGTCAACATTAGCATAGATGACGTGAGTCCTCACCCACGCTCGTCTATTACTGTTTTAGATAGGTGCTATGAACTAATAGATATTTTTCCTGATATTAAATTTACTTTATTTGTACCTACTGCTTATTGGCGAGCAATGTCTGAACCAAACCAAGAGCCATATTTTTTGCATAAGTATTCAAAATTTTGCGAAGCATTAAAGAAATTAAATAAACAAAATTTTGAATTAGGGTTTCACGGTCATTTTCATAGTTCGATACATAATAAAAGTAATAATGATGAATTTAGACATGTAACGTATAAACAAGCAACACAAATAATTAATACAATGCTGTTGGAGTGTAATCAATCTGGATTAATAGATTATTTTAAACCTATTATTAGACCTCCTGCATGGAAAATGACAAAGGAAGCTATAAAAGCTGCGTCTGATTCGGGTATAAAGTATTTTTGTTTATCAAAAGCAGATTATGCTATTAAAACGTATGAAGGAGCTGACAAAAACGTTAATACTATTTATCAAACATGTAGTCCTCCGTTTCTCCCTCTTAACCTCACAGAGCAAACAGAGATAGTCTATCATGCTTATGAACCAGATAGAAATTTCTTAAGTATAACAATGAAAAATGACCTTGTTGACTTTTTAAAAGTAAATAAAAAAGAAATAAAGTTTTGCTTTATACAAGATATGTTGTAAAAAATGATAAAAAAATATTATACAAAAGAGAGCTTTGATAAAAAGGAGTACACGACTGCTCAAATAAAAAGACATTCAGTTAAAGCTAACCAACGTAAAAGTGAAGGATTTTATAGAATTGTACACAAAAACTTGACGCCTTTCTTGTCCCGAGTCCATCCCTCAAAACTAAAAATGCTTTGCCTTGGAACACGAAACAACTGGGAAAGAGACGTATTTCAATCTCTATTAAAAGAGGTCAAAGTGTATTCTTTAGATATAGCCCCGGCTTCCAACGCAGACTATATTATGGATTTTAATAGTTTTCCAAACGATTGGGAGAACAAGTGGGATATAATATATTCTAATGCAATAGATCATTCAATATCATCTGATAACTGTTTTAAGGAATGGGTTAGAATATTAAAACCAGGAGGATTAATGTATACAGACTGGGCAACCCAAAACTCAAAAAAAATAACCCCAACCGCAGCAGATTGTAGCATTTTTTCAGAAGAAGCCGTGAAGACAGTAATGGGAGACACCTCCTTTAATATTGAAATACTTTTAGAGAAAGAGGGCCAATGGTTAATTAAAAAAGGTGAGAGATAACATGGGCAAATCAGATCCGCATTATTTTAATTTTTGTAACCAGCATATAAAGTCTGAAGGAGAAACGGCGCTTCTAGGATTTGTCAATAACAATCATTTCCAAGGTGACTTATATGACTTATCTCTTAACAATTGGGATATTAACTCCAACTGGAGACTTACTCAAAAATATGATACCATAATTTGCACAAGATGTGCTTACTTCTCAAAAGATCCGCGAGACTTTATTGAAATATGCCACAAACACTTAAAACCTAAAGGGAAACTATTCGTTGATTGGGGTCTCGGCGATCATTGGAGATTTCCAAATTATAAGGTAGGTTGGGTAAAAGATGGAGAACATGAATGGGCATATAAAGAAGACAATTATCTTTGGTCGACAGTTTGGGATGATTTATTTATTGATAATAATGAATTTCAAACTTTTTCTCAAAGAATACAGAAACATAATTATCAAAATACTAAAGTGGCAATTTTCGATGAAGTGCCTAAAATTATTAATATAGGTTTTATAAACACACTCTTTGAAACTGAGTATAATATGTTGACTTTATGGGAAGATTCACCACAGCTTTATATACTTATATCAGGTACTAAAAAATGAATAACTCAATAGGAATAATAGGAGGAGGTTTTGTTGGCTCTGCAACAGCTTGGGCCTTTCGCCCTACTCATGAAGTAAAAGTTTATGATAAAGACCCGAAAGCCTCTATGCACACGCTCAAAGAAGCAGTTGACTCAGACTTTGTATTTATATGTGTACCAACTCCACCTAAAGAAGACTGGACAATAGATCTTTCTATAATAGAGAGTGTGTTTGAAAATATAAAATTATATCAACGATATCCTCCTCAACAATTTTTAATTAAATCAACTGTCCTTCCCGGTACTTGTCGTAAGATGTCGAAAAAATACGGACTTAGAGTTTCATCTAATCCTGAATTCTTAACAGAAAGAAGAGCTAAGTGGGACTTTATAAACGCTGCCCAAATATTAATCGGATCTGACGATTCGGAAGATGCTAGTAAAATTCAAGAACTTTATGAACAAAGATTCAACTCAATGAAATATACTATCACCGATACAGTTACGTCAGAGCTTATAAAATATACATTGAATTGTTTTTTCGCCACTAAGGTCTCATTCATGAACGAAGTTAAAATACTATCAAATAAAATAGGAGCAGACTGGGACAAACTGGTAGAAGGTTTCACGAGCGATAGCAGAGTCGGAGACTCGCATGTAGATGTCCCCGGGCCTGATGGAAAGCTTGGATTCGGCGGTAAATGTTTTCCAAAAGATCTGAACGCCTTAATGGAGCTATTTAGAAGCAATAATATTGACCCTTTGGTTATGCAAGCCGCTTGGGAGAGAAATCAAAAAACCAGAATATGAATTTCATTGTTAGTGAAGTTACTTTTTTAAGATACTTTATTCCTCTTATAATAGAGGGTAATAAAAGAGGAGTTACATCTAAAGTTTTTTTACGTCCAACACCCTCTAAATACAATTGCCCTGGTAAGTGGAAGTCGCGAATCAAAGAATTGTCTGCAGAATATGCATTTGAAACACTTTCTATATCAAAAATCGACACAGAACCGGGATTAACTTTTTTAGTTGAAGGATGCGGAATAGAACACTTAAACAATTCTCATTATAAAATCTCTTTAACCTTTATGCTTGATTTTTGTGGCGCTAGTTACGATAAGTATATCGATAAAGTTGATTTAGTTATTTTTATAAGTGAGTTCGTGGCGAAACACTACAATAGAATTTCAGAAAAAAATCTGTACCTAGGTTCTCCAAAATATGATGTTACTCTTGACAGAGACATCATTATAAAAAACTTTAAATTAGATCCTGACAAAAGAAATGTTTTTATATTAGGTCCGCCAACCTCTCAAAGGAGCACTACAACATATCCTCATCTAAATAAAAACAAAATAAACAGCCTATATAACAATTTACGTGAAAATTTAAAAGAGTATAATTTTATTTATAAAACACGAGGTAAGGATCCTCTTGCTGGTAACCCATATTCTAATAAAACAGGTAGTCAATTTGAAGATTCTTTTTGGTTTCCTCATGATTCAATGCAACTTATACATATTAGCGATTTTGTTGTGTGTTTTGATTCCTCAGCCATAAAAGAAGTAACCATGATGGAAAAACCTCTTATAAATTTTAAAACAATGGATTCACTTCCTTCTCTCGATCCTCCTAGATGCTTAACTAAAGCTAGAGGTTTCGATTTCTTATATCAATACAATCATTGTTTAGACAGAACCTTAGATTTATCTTCAAAAGAATTAGAAAAAGATATAAATCACCTATTAACTAGTAAATTTGATTTTACGGAAGCGAAACAAAAACATTTTTACCTAGGAAAAAGGTCTAGCGAAGATATTTTAAATACGTTATAAATTGAACCAATTAAAAATCATTGCTGAAATAGGGATCAATCATAACGGAGACGTGGATATTGCAAAGAGACTCATTGATGTAGCTGTTGTTGCCAACTGTGATTATGTTAAGTTTCAAAAACGTAGCCCTGATCTCTGTGTTCCTGAGTCTCAAAAAAATAAAAAGAAAATCACTCCATGGGGAGATATGACCTATATTAAATACAAACATAAAATTGAATTTGGCAAAAAAGAATATGATGAAATAGATAGTTATTGTCGGCAAAGAAATATAGAATGGTTTGCAAGTGTTTGGGATATCGAATCCGCTGATTTCATGAGGAATTATAGTAATTATTCCAAAATACCTTCGGCATTAATAACCGATTTAAAATTATGTCGATACGCAAGAGAGAAATATGCTACGCTTATTGTATCTACAGGTATGTCTACGGAAAAAGAGGTCGAAGAATGTATAGAGGCTTGCAATCCCAATATAATTTTTCATACAAACTCGACATATCCATCTCCTGTTAGTGAATTAAACTTAAAATATATTCAATGGTTAGCTTTAAAGTATCCAGATAAAATAATTGGATATAGTGGTCATGAGTTTGGACTCGTTCCGACGTTCGTTGCTGTTGTTTTAGGTGCTCAGTATATAGAGAGACATATTACTCTCGATAGGACAATGTGGGGATCTGATCAAATGTCTTCTGTTGAACCAGCAGGTTTAATTAAAATGACTAAAGCTATAAAAGATATAACAGTTAGCATAGGAGAGCTTGGACCGAGAACGCTATTGAAAAGTGAAAAAGACAAAAGAGAAACTCTCAGAAAATGACAATTTTATCACTTATATTGGCCCGAGGCGGGAGCAAGTCAATACCTAAAAAAAATATTACTTTATTACAAGGTAAACCACTATTACATTACTCAGCAACCGCATCGCTAAGCTCAAATGCTCAAGAAACTTGGGTGAGTACAGACTGCCCAGACATTAAGCGGGTCGCTATTGATATTGGATGTAAAGTTATCGATCGGCCTGCAAATATTTCTGGAGATAATTCTAAAAGCGACGAAGCGCTTGTTCATTTTGCTGATAATGTTGATTTTGATATTTTGGTTTTCATCCAACCAACATCACCCTTAATCACCGCGCAAGACATCAACATAGGTTTGGAAAAGATGCGCGAATACGACTCCGTTTTCAGTGTATGCAAAGAGCATTGGGTTCCAAGATGGACTCTTAATATTAAGCCCTTCGACTGGAATATAAACAACCGACCGATGCGACAAGACATTGAAGAAAAATATATTGAAAACGGTGCATTTTATATCACAACTCGCGAACAACTACTAAAAACCAGACTTCGATACGGAGGGAAGATGTCTGTGGTTGAAATGCCTCCGTATCGAAGCTTCCAAATAGATACTCCTGAAGATCTCCTGCTCCTAGAGAAAATAGCGTAGAGAAATTTAAAAATTCGAGAATAAATTAATATATGAGATATGTAGTTACCGGCGGGGCAGGATTTATTGGTAGTACTCTTATAGATGAAGTTTTATTAAAAGATAAGGACGCAGAAATAGTTTGTATAGATAACTTTTCAACTGGTTATGCTAATAATATACCAAAGTCTGTTAATGTTAAAATTATTGAAACTGATATTTCTGTATTAACTGCAGATAGTCAATTTACTGAAACGGTAAAGGCCGCAGTATCTGGCGCAGACGTCATGTTTCATTTTGCTGCAAAGGCTAGAGTTCAACCATCTATAGATAATCCTATAGAATTTAATGATACAAATGTAAGTGGAACACTTAATTTATTAGAGATATGCCGACAAGTAGGTATACGGCGGTTTATTTTTAGCTCTTCTTCCTCTATATATGGAGATACTGATATATTTCCTACACCAGAAACTGCGCCAATATCGCCTTTGAGCCCATATGGTCTTCAAAAACTAATAGGTGAGCAGTATTGTCAATTATACTCTACAATACATAATTTAGAAACTGTGTGTTTGAGATATTTTAATGTATATGGTAATAAGATGCCTACCGAAGGTGCGTATTGTTTAGTTATGGGTGTCTTTGCTCAGTTAAAAAAGCTTAATAAGGCGTTACCTATATATGGTGATGGTTCTCAGAGAAGAGATTTTACTTATGTAAAAGATGTTGTACAAGCAAATATATTAGCTAGTACAAGTGACAACGTAGGTAGTGGTGAAATTATTAATATAGGAAACGGAGACAATAGATCCGTACACGATATTGCTGATATATTTGGAGGACCGTTTGACTATAAGCCAAAAAGATTAGAGCCATTTAAAACTTTGGCAGATAATACTAAAGCTCGCCAATTATTAGGCTGGTTACCGCATGGAAACGTAGAACAGTGGCTTATAAATTATTTAAACAATGAAGGTTTCCGCGACAATACCAATTAAAAGCAATTCTACTAGAGTAAAGGATAAGAATTTTAGACTTTTAGGAGACAAGCCGTTATATCAGTATATTATTGATCATTGTATACAAGCAGAATGTTTTGATAGTATATATGTTGATACAGATAGTGAAGATATAAAGAGTTATTGCTTTCAGAATAAGGTAAAATGGATAGAGCGTAAACCAGAGCTTACTTTAGATACAGCAAACGGTAATGATGTATTTCATTATGATATAGATCATATAGATGAATATGATTTCTATTTTCAATTATACGCTACAGCGCCATTTTTAAAGTCAGAGACAATTAGAGCATGTGTTGATAAGCTAACTCATACAACAAAGTATGATTCTATATTAACCGCTACAAAGGAATATGGATGGCATTGGTTTCAAAATCAACCAGTTAATTATCAGCCTAATATCTTACCTAGATCTCAAGATGCACCTCCTGTAATTAAAGAGACGACTGGGTTATACGGTATATCTAAAAGAGCCTATGAGCGGTATAGATGTAGAGTAGGTGCCACTCCATATTTTTATATAATAAACGATAGAATGGAGTGTATTGATTTAGATACACAGGAGGATTTTGTTATTGCTGAGCAATATGCAAATTATGTATGATTGATATTATTTTTACATATTTTAATCAAAAAGAATATACTAGAGAAATGCTTTTATATCTTGATAAATTTATAGAAAAGCATTTTTTAGAAAAAATTATTTTTACAATCGTTGATGATAATAGTGATTATCCTTTAATAGATTATTTACCAGAGCTTAATAATTTAAATTTAAAAATATATAGAACGGATTTTAATGGTTATAATATAGCAGGAGCAATAAATCTTGGTTGCCATATGGCAGAAACATCGTCCGTTTGTTGTTTAGATATGGACATGATATTATATAATAGTTTTATTGAGGAATTATTACAGTTAAGAATTACTGATGACCGTCATTATAGGTTTTTGTTAGATAGGTGTACACAGGTTCACTTATCTACAGGGAAAATAAAATATAAACCTACAGGTTGGCATGGAATTACGTCTAAAAATAATAGAATTAAATTTTCTCACGACGAGCGATTTTCAGGTAGTTGGGGATACCACGGAAAGTTTATGTTAGATTGCTTAAGCAACCATGGTATTACATCATCTTATTTACATAACAAAGTAATAATGCCTAGGCAAGTTCTTATTAATGGTGAGTTATATAATCCTTATTCTAATACTACAGAAAGTAAAAATACAAAGCATCATACTGCTGGAGAAACACCAGACTTAAATAGAAACAAACTAACAAATAAGCCATTATATAATAAACTATTGGCTGAGCTTAAGACGGGTAAATATCAACCGTCTACACCTTTAAATTTTAATTATAATTTAATATATAAAAATATATGAATATTGCTGTATGCATAAGCGGGGAGCCTCGTGAATTTACTTTTTTTGAGAATAGTATAAACTTGTTTAAAGAACAGTGTGCTAATAATAATATTACTTTGCATGTTTTTTATCATTTATGGGATCATATTTCTCGTCGACAACGCAATTATAAATCTCAAGAACCGATTTTGCAAAAAATCCCTGTAGAAGATATTGTTACTAAAATACCTGTTACTGATGGTGTATTTGAAAATAAAGATTCTTTATTACCGGAAGTAGATTACGTTTGGGAATATATTTGTAATCTTAAAGAATCGCATCCTAGATATGATACTAAAGAAATTTTAAAGAATCAGCTTTTATATACTAATTCTCCCGGGTATTGTCAATTATCTAGTTTGTGTAAAAGCAATTTAATTAGAATAGAGTATGAAAAGAGATATAATATACAGTACGATCTGGTTATAAGAACTAGAACTGATGTGGAGTTTTTCTGTAAAGACATTACTTATTTAATAAACCTTATAAACAACGGTACCTTTGATAAAAAAATATATTTTCCTGAAATAGAAGTATGGAATATGAAAAATGAATTACAGGTGATTCCGGAGTTTTGTTTTTTACTTTCTAATTCTAATATATTGAATGAGAATATATTTAATAATTATTGTGAAAAAATTACTAAGGATATGTTTTTTTATAACAATACAAGAAAAAATGTTGGAATTCGCAACGATCATACGGTTTTTGTAAATCTTATCTTACATAATATAAAAATTAAACTCCAATCTAATATTCGCAATGCGTTTAAATATAAAATTTACCAACTATCTGCCGAATATAGTAAGGACATAAAAACAAAATATAGTCATTATTAATGAAATTGCCCCATACCAATAAAAAGCAGGTTGACTTGTTTTATAAAAATTTCACACGTCTTGCGCGCAAGCACAGGAAGTATATTAAAAAAAGTTCAAACAATACTATATTAAAATGGTTTAATAATAAAGGCCATAAAGATAATCCGCGATCCCATAATGCATTTTATAGAGAATTAAGTATATTACAAACTCTCGAAAGAGAATTTATTAATGAGCCTAAAATAAATCATTACCCGTTCCCTAAGATATTATCATACAGTGAGGTACCAGATTCGCAAAATATGATGTATTTTGAAATGAACTATTGTGGTATAAATGCTCTAGAAAACGCTTTTAATTACACACACCAAAAAAATATACAACCTACTAATTTATACGACACAGTAGTATGTATAATAAACAATTTAAAAAACAATTTAATACAATATGAAGATTTTAAAGCTAATAATGTATGTATTAACAATCATGGATATATAACATTAATTGATTTTGGGAGGTTTAAAAGGTTATGCCCGGGGCATCAGCCCAGTAAAGGTGTTACAAAAGAAAGTATTAATAAATTTTATAAAAAAAAGAACAATCTAAAAGATAAACTATATGATAACATAGGGTGTTTAGAACATGAACATTTAATATACAAAGCCTTAGAGGACTTTAAATGGAAACGTTCAATATTTAAACTAAATCCATGGAGTATGTTGTATATGTTTTAATTTTTTATAAAACTCTAATGAAATTAACACATTGATATAATGAAATCAGCCCGGTCAACTTCGTGGTATATAAAAAAATGAAAGTCGCAGTTTTATTATATGGACAGCCTAGATTTCTTCATTTAACTTATAAGAAAATTAAAGAAGAATATAATATACCTGGTACTGATGTAAAGTTCTTTATTCATTTTTGGGAAGACATTAGTTTTTATCCTCTTTGTGATAGACATAATAATTATATTACTGATTACAATATATCTAAATACATTGACTACATAAAACCAGAAAAAATTAATATAGAAAGTTTTAAAGATTTAGATACATTAACCTTACAATTACAAAACACATTAAGTTTTTTACAATTTAAAAAGGTATCTACTAGGACTGTTAAAACAAAAGATAGATATAAATTCGGACAACATTTAAGCCTTCATAAAGCATATAATTTAATGGAATTATATGAAAATGAAAACAATATAAAGTTCGATGTTGTAATTAAAACTCGTACTGATTTTATATATGATAAAAATAAAAATAATAAATATGAATCTTATATACCCCCTAAGAATAAACTACATTTAAATTGCGCTATCGCTTCAGGTTTGAGTATAAGAACATATAATGTTGAAAATCAAGAATTTTTTGGTAGTAAATTAAAAGAATATATTCCTGATATCACTTTAAAGGAAAAACAACTACACTGTAATATAAGAATGGATGATATTAACGTGAGTGCTACTCGAGCCGCGGCGAGGTATTTTTTTACTAAATGGTTTACAACATTTATACGTACATTTATATTTGATATGGACAATAACACAGAAGGGAACTTACGGTCGTATAAAGGTCACGATGTAATACAAGGAGATATAGCTTTATATTATAAAATAAATGTAATTAGACGTCCAATAAAGCGATATATACGGTTATATTTAAAGGATAAGTGTAAAGCTAAATGGATAACGGGTTCGTCTATTGATGTGACTAATATTAAAAGAGAAAGGGATTTAATTTATTAATTGCTTATATAAATTTATAATTTTCTCTAATTTATCTTTCAAATGAAATTTTGAAAATAATCTTATTTTATATCTCGGTATATTCATCATGCTCTCTATCTCTCTCACATATGCTTGGGCATAATTTTTAAAAAAATCTGGACTCATTACATGCTCTTTTGTACCCATAGCAGATAACCCTTTCCATAAAGATATACTATGTAAATGATAAATTTGCAAAGAAATTGGATGCTTATAAAAAAAATATCCATGTTTTGATGTTAAAGTGTCATAGGTAGTGTGATCAGCATCCCATATATTTCCTGTCATAAGGTCTTTATGTAAGACTTCGTCGGTAATAAATAAGGATTGATTAGATTGAATCCGGGTCCTCCCATTACTATAGCGAACATGTTTATGTACATGAAATCCTTTTTTTCTTCTTCCGCCCAGAGGGTCCATACAGGCATATTGAAATACGTTTACTCCAGTATAATAGGAATCGCGCAGACCTCCATAGTCTCCGTGAATATCAACAATAAATAGGTCATCGTCATCTTGTTGATAAAATAATATATTTTTATCTTTTGTATTATAAAAATATTCTTTACACTCTTGATTATTTTTTAATATAGTAGTAAAATAATTAGACTCTTCTATATTTTCTATTACTATATCTCTTATTTTTTTTCGAAACTCTAAATATGGTATGTTTAAACTTTCATCCCATATTTTTATAATCTTAAATATGACCTTATATAGTTTTTTTTTGTTTTTAAATACCGGATATATATTTAAATTCTCCCAATAATCTTTATCACCTCTAATATGACATATTTTATGCATAGTTCGACATTGTTAATTTATAGTTAAAATTTAATTGCATTGTTGGTGTAATAAAATTCTTTTTCTTCTCGCAATACAAATCATAATTAATTTTTACATCACCTTCTCGGTCTAACCCAATTGTATACCCAGGATTATTTCTCGGAGTTTTACCGAGATTCCGGTCCTTTATGTATATAGGGTACATAACTATTCTATTTGTAAAAAAACTTGATTTAATTTTATTATACTTGAGTATATCTTTAAAATATTCATCTTCATATCCATAATGATTATTGAAGTCTTCATCCATCGGATATTTCATATATAATTCTCTTTTTATATACACCGGAGAGGCAATCTGCTTGTAGAGAAATAAATTATTCTCTAAATCTATACTTAAAGGTCCTTCTCTAAGAAATCTCTTATATTCGTTATTAGTTAATTTACAGTTTAATATTTCATATAAAAGGTTATTAGTTAAAATCATATCTATATCTACACTAACAATATTATCAGCTCTACTTTTTATAACTCCTAAATTTCGAGCACCAGCGACATTAAATTTTTTGTAATCGGTGCGCCAAATTTCAAAGTTTAAATTTTTAGTTTTAGGGAAATAATTATGAGCTGGATATTCATGGCTACAATCATCAACAATAATAAAATTTATTTTATCTTGTATACTTTTATCTAAAAATTTGTCATAATATTTAAAAAGTACATTGAGCATTTGATGCTGATTAAAATATGTATAAACTATAGATATTTTTTTCATTAAAACTTTAAATGCTGGTACATTTTTTTAGTTTTTATAATTTCATGTTGATGTAATTTATATGCAGTAGATGTATATTCATGTTCATGCCAAATTTGTCTACTTAAATGGTTTAATTTATACTTCCACATTCCGGGCTTGGTATTTCCTCCGTTTATTCCAGGTTTCATGTGCTGAATAATATATTCAGGAACTACAAAATGAGAAGTTCGCTCATGTATTTTATCTTTTATATATGGTAATGTAATATTATATAATTTTTCCTCAAAATTGTTTAAGGTTTTAGTATTTATAAATGTTGAAGACCCTAAAAAGGCAGCATATTCCATCCACAAATTTCTACCTGGATTAATACATAACCGAGGACATAAGGTATTATGCCTTATAGAGTTTTTCTTAAGTTTATTTATTCGTGCCAAGCAATACTGCGGATCGTTGTTTAATATTTGATATAAAGCTTGATCAATACGACTACGAATAATAATATCATATTGTATATCATTCTTTTTTGCGTAATTACTTGCAATCTGGAAACTTTTTAACATGCTATATATTTGAGATATGCATGGTTCGTTAGTATATTTTATTCTAAATTGTAAATGTTTTTCGTCTTGTACCCATTGTCCGCTTTGTATATGTTTTTTATGGGGTTGTATAATAAACTGTTCTGTATATTCGTCTAATATATCTTTATTTTGTACTAAATAATCTGTTGGTTGAAATTCATCAATTAGTTTATTTATTTCTATATTATAGTTAAAGATAAAATCCTTTTTTTCATATTTTTTAGTTTTGAAAATTTGCTTATACTCTTGTTGATCATATCTTATTGACAATTCATCCCAAACATGTATAAAGACATGTAAATTTATGCCTCTTTGCTTAGCCCAGTGTTTTATATACTTTGTATTTTCAGCGGTTACTTCCCAAAATCTTGGCTCTGTACTTAAACATAACGCTATATTATTATTAAAAATATTCGGCGTCATATAATTATTTAAATTTATGTGTTAATATATTCTGACGTATTTGTTCTTCTGATCTAACCATAATTTTCCCCTTAGTTCCCACATCTTTTTTTACTTGCAAAGGATGTAGTAATCTTACATCTCTTCTAGGACTTATTTTTCGAGCTATTAAATTATAATTTAATAGCATTTGCCCTTGTAAGCAATGATCTGACATAGATATAAAAAAGTCATTGGTATTATTATTAATTATATCTTTAGATACAGTAAGAAAATAATTTTCAAACCAATTATTAAACATTATCTCTGCTCCTTCTCTATTAGCTATTAAAGTCCAATCATTAAACGCAAGTCTCTGCTTGTAGTTTTCTGTTTGTTTAGTCCATCCTACTTCATTTAACGGGTCATATTTTATATCTTCATTCTTGTGAAACAAAACATGATTATTATAAAACGCACGCATCGGTATATTATGCTCTGTTGATTTACCATTAATTTTTTCTGTAAGATCTACATATCGCAGCGCAGCACACTTCACCATAGGTACATTAAAATTTAAATTGGTGTACATATCTTCTTTGGTTTTATAATACTTTTCTTCGTCACTATAATTTTCTTTTACACTATATACTATATCTGTTCTTACTTTAATAATAACATCATATTTAAAGTTGTTTTCATGTTCGTATGACATAATACGTCTAAAGGCCCACTTCATACTTTGATGCTGACCGAATTTGTATCTTAATTTTTCGATTGCACTGTTTATACTTATAGGTAGATTTCGTTTATGTAATCTTATAAAATTTAATATATTATTACATGTTTCATCTAAATTTTCATAGTTTTGTATAATTATATTTCTCTGTGATGGTTTGTTAGGAAGAACTGAATTAGGTAATTTTTCTTCTACTAAATCATATATTTCTTTTTTGTCATATTCCTCCTCTTCACCATTAGGTATATACCCAATTTTATCCCACCAATGAGCGAAATAATGTACTTCGTGACCTGGGAGATCAAATTCTTCTCTTATTAGATTAATAGTATGCTTTAAAAATCTAGGTTGCCCAAACATTAATATTGCTATTTTCATAATATACAAAGATAATTAGATTTTGTTATATATACATAAGAACTATAATTTTGTAATTTTTTTAACCACCACTTGGTTCCTTGTATCGTGGCGTGTAATTCTCCGTCGCCAAATTTATTTTCTAATGACCGGCGCTTATGTCTACTAGGGTTGTGATTAATAGAATGAATCATTATATGTTTACCTATACGAGTCATTTCGCTTAAAACCTTATCCACTTCTTCTGGTATTAAATGTTCTAAAAAATCAAATGA